CGCGGGCATCAGCTTACTACAGTGAAAGATTACAAGGCTGGTATTCGAACTCAGTTATGGTATCAAAGAAAATCAGGTGATGTGACAACTTTTATTGGTAATACCCTGATTATAACTGCCTGCATGGCAAGTATAACTGATTTGGACAAATGTGTCAAAGCCGCCTTTTGTGGCGATGACTCTATTGTCCTGTTCCCTAAAGGAATGGAATATAGGTCCACCATGGAACTTGCGGCTTTACAGTGGAACTTTAACGCCAAATTGCTCGTTAAAACACATGGTTACTTTTGCGGCAAGTTCATAATAATGCATGAGTCTGGTTGTAAAGTGTTTCCCGATCCTCTGAAGATTATAACCAGACTAGGGAATAAAAATTTGAAGAATGAGGAACATATTGAAGAAATGCGTGTGTCGTTAATGGATTTAACGAAGAGTTATGGCAACTCTGCTTATATTCATCTCTTAGACGACGCATTTAATGAAGTGTATGCCGGGGGTGGTTCGTGTCAGTATGTTTTGAATTGCATGTGGAAGATAATAACTGACAGGAATTTGTTTAGAGATTTATTTGTGATAGTTGATAATGGCAGCTGCGCTGACCGAATTGGAAGAAAAGGATCAGAACAAGACCACCGAGGTCGCCGGATCGACGGACGCGGCAAAGAAAACGCCGGACAGCACATTATCAGTGCCCCAGGCAGTTCAGAAAACCGCAGCCACGGCAGATATGCGGAAGGAGTTTCTAAAGCCGAACATGTACAGAGAGTGGAAAGAAAGGTTGGGGCTGACCGCTCCCAAGTACAAACTAATAACGTTCGACATAGCATCGAACATGAAGGACATTGGGGTTACGTTCTTGGATGTTTCGAAAGAAATTGGGGATGTTGAAAAGAGCGGTTATAAATACTTCTATCTTATAGGTGTAGTAATAAACGGCACTTGGTTGATTCCAGAAAAGGCTAATGCGACCGCTGTATTTTGCTTGTTTGATACCAGGATGACCAATGTGAGCGCAGCTAAGGTAGCGGCGGTTACAGCAAAAGCAAAAAATGGGGATTTCAGAATGATTACCAGACCAAATTACCCGGTCTCAGTGAGAGATTTCAAGAAAACCAGTTGGGCGCTTGCCCACTGGATTGAATCGAATGATGTTCGTAACGACGTTGACGTCACTGCTTGTGAGATAGGATTTTTCTACTCATTAAGCAAGACGGCAATTATGAGTTCGTTAAGAGACGGTCTCACGGATGTCGGTTTTGATGACAACGGAAGAATATCTGGTACTATTTCTGAAGATAAAGTTGAAGAGCTGTGTAGTAAGATGGAGGTACAAAACCAGCTTTACCAGTTGGGGATAGTTAATAGAAAGAATATTCGTAAGCAAAATGCTGAAAAATTTAAAATAAAAAATGGGGTTGTAGGACATGGGGATGGAGAATCCGATGCTGGAACTAAGTTGCAGCAACAATTTGAAAAACTCCA